ATATTATATCACCCCTTAGTCTTCTGATAATTCAGGTTTTGTTGAAGGAGCTATAACAATCTTCATCTCTGTTACTGCATTGACTCCTGCTCCCACTACATATACGGAATGTTGACCCTGCCACTCGAAAACACCCTCATCTCCATTGTCACCAAATTCAAGAGAGTAGAACATTTCAGTGTTAGCATCAGCTTCGACAGCTTCAAAATCTTCTTTAGTATAATTAGCAGTAAACTCCATAGCGCTTAAACTCTGAATCCCGAGAATAAAGGTCTGAGCAGCATCGGATAAAGTAGTGGTCTCTAACATTTCCGGCGCTCCACCTAGATCGGGGAAATCTTTAATGTCGATTTTTTTACTAAGTGATCCGGAGCTTGATCCCCATTTTAGGGTTACTCCATATGTACTTATAGCGTTTCTTCCGCTCATAAATGATTACCTCCTATAAATTTTTCGATTAGTTGATACAACCGCCGTATATCTACCTACCATGCGATAGATAGTAGCATCTTCTAAATTTGAAACTGGTTCTTTTATTGTTCTTGTGAACCCCAACTTTTGAAACTCGGCATCGATTAGTGAAAATATGGTCTTACATTCACTCTTTTTTCCGACCTGTTTGTTGGAATACACATTTACCTCATACATTAGGGAAGCGTGATTTTCTAAACTTCCACTATCTTGAGTTCTCACGAGAGCGCTGTTGCTTTTTTCTTCAATCATTACTGCTGGAAATGTTGCAGGAGATTTCACATATTCGCCGCAGACAGATATAGGATCGAATTTTTCTCTTAATGCTTCTGCTATCGTATTATAAACTTCGTTTTCTATATCGATCATCGTCCGAACACCTCCCTCGCTATCCTCTCGCAAGCGTTTTCGAGTTCTCTTGCTGTGTTATACATAAATGGTCTACTTGGCATACCTTTCGTCCATTGTGGGTGCCCTGTGTAATCGTTGAAGTACCACCAGCCACTTTCACCATGTTCGTTTATGTCATATCTCCAATCGTCAGGAGAAGGATGAGGTTGACTTTTACCAACAACTCCTGTACCGAATTCAACATAAACTGCATAAGGCGCCCCCGCTTTAATTATCCCTACACCCACCGATGGGCTGAAATATCCTGTGATACTCGATTCAAGCTCCCCGGTATACCAGGCTCCAAGTTCTCGTACTTGAGCTTTTGCAACTTCAACCCCATAATCGGTAAGCTCTCCAATGAGTAAATTAACCTTTTCCGTTAATTCTCTTTTGTACTGCTTTATATCTTTTATCAACCTGTCTATTTCCCTTGGGTTTAAATTAATTTTAAATTTAGGCACTTACGTTCACCTTGCTAACGGCATAGGATACGCTGTTTAAGCTTCTCGCTACCTTTTTCACAACATAATCATAAGGTTTCTCGGTGTCTAAATCATCAATCCAAAGTATCGAGGTTTCGTTAATAGGACAATCCATCTCATCTGTTATAATCACTTTGTCATATGACTCCATATCACCGAATTGCCTAGTTAAACTTTCGCCTCTTGCTGCCGACACGTTAGCCCTTAAAGTAGCTGGGTCTGAATAAAGTATCTCAAATTCACCGGTACGATTTCCGTACTCGTCTAAGAGTTCTTCCTTACCAACATAGAGTTTATATTTTATCGTTTGTTTGTTACGCTCTAAGGTTCTCACTTAAACACCCCCACATAAGGGGTTATCCCTCGCATAAGACTTTCGGGGACATCGGCGCTCTCATATGTACGACTTATTCCGTTTTCGCTATGCGAGACTTGTCCTTCCGCACCCCTTTTGTTATAGAGGTAGACCGCTATTTCGACCTGTTTAGTTTCATAACGAGCTGGAACCTCTGTAACCGTTGGGTTATAGGGATATGCTCTGTCGAGTATCTTTTGTGCGGAAATGGAAAGGAGCGTGAGTAGCAACACATCCTCATCCGTTCCGCTTATACCAAGCAAACTTTTCAACTGTTCGAGTTTCAGGTTTGTATCAGCCACTCACGCATCCCCTTTCATCCGAGTGATTCTAACTGTTCAAAAATATCGTTCTTACTACGATAGATGTGAATATCCACGCCTTTTTCTTTTGCATATCTCTTTAAGTCCTGATAGCTGAGATCACGGTAGTCTACCTCCGAAACCTTTTTAGTAATAGGGGGCGGGGAACTCTGCGTAGCCGGTGTTTTTCGAGTTCCATAGTTTGGGAGTGTTTTTATTTTGTGTCGTCTAAGCATCATTCCCATACGTCAACCCTCACTTATATCTCTTTAGTAGTAATCTTAATTGCCTTAGATGCATCATAGAGATACGCTACATAATGCTTATCTACAGTCATCACGGTAGACTTGTTAATGATGTCCCTATCTGTTTCAAGTAAGGTATCCCTCTTCATGTAGATAGCTAAGGCTCCGGGTTTTACTATAAAGTTAGCGTAGCTTAACTGAGTGACTTCGTAGTATGTAGCAATATAATCAACGTCGGGGTTATCTACTACTGTATAAACGTTGTTTTCCACTGTGTAATAGGTTTTACCCTGCTCAATCTCATTATCCCCAGTAATGGTATAAGTCGGAGTGGTCTTAATCTTGTTGGAAACAACAACCTGACAACCCCAAATCATACCGACCACCCCGCTCATAAGAGCCTTAACACCCATATCAGTAGCGGGAATCCAATCTTCGGTAGTTCTTAACTGTGCCAACTGTTCGGGAGCGATGAGTAACACCTTGTCACCATCCAAATCCTCGCCAAACTTTACTAAGGCATTTGCTACTTCGTCAGATGTAAGTTTTCCGGACGCAGCGTGTATCATAGGTGCTGTGATAGCGTTTAAAATTGCGACTACATCATTATCTGTCTTACTTGCGACAGATAGTCCTAATTGATCTATTGCTTCACCGATTGGATCACCATATCCACTAAGCACCGCTTCATCGGTAATTTGAACTCCTTTACCTGCTTTTTTGACACTTACATTTACGCGGGATTGTGTCAGTTCAGCGATTGGAATGTCGCTACCTTCTAGGACATCTTCCGCATCTCCAATATAAGCATAACTAGGTAAAGTAATGGTGCTTCCAGGTCTACCCTGCAAAGTATAATCAAGTCGCGCCAAAGGTGCGAATTTCATCAAGTCCACCATTTTTTGCTCTATCATTGGTGCTAATACTTCTGGGTCAATTAAACTTGTTAATTTTGTCGCATTTGAATCTAATGCCATAATTTATTCCTCCTTGTCAATCTTCTTTTGATAACTGTTTGAACAACTCTGGATTTTGTTGTTTGAGTTCTACTCGCTCCCTCCAACCCATCTTTTTAAAATCTTCCTTGGTTATGGTCGAACTTCCATCGCCATCTCTAGGGGTTGGAGTATCTTTTAATAATTCTTTTTTAAGTTTTTCTTCTGCCAATTTCTTTTGATTAGCAATTAATTCTATCATTGTTTTTGCTCTCGTTTTAGTAACTTCCTCATCATCCGATACCACTGTATCCAAAATGGAAGAATATTCTTTTTCACTTAAACCGGCTTCAACAAAAATCTCTTTTGCTCGTAACTTAGATAACTCTCTTGCATAAGTGGTTTGTGCTTCTTGTGCCTTTTTAAGTTCCTCTTGAATTTTTTCTTCATCGGTCATAGTCTGTTCTTTCAATGCTTTCAATTCTTTTTTCACCTTCGCCAATTCGGAAGCCGTCTTATCAAATACCGACTTCTCAACCGACTTCGGTAAGGTTGAAGGGTCAACAAAATTTTTATCTGCTAACGCTTCATTAATTTCGTCGAGCGTCATATTTTCCTTGTAGGCATCACCTAGTAACGTTTTTAAATCCATGTTTTATAACCTCCTTGTCCTTTTTAGAGTGCATCTGCGCACTATTTTTGCGTTTTATTTAGGAGATTTCTCTATCTCCGATATTTTAAGTGGCAAATCGCCAACCGGCCTGCTAACGGTCAACTGGCACTCTTAGTGTGCTCGGTATCAATTTTATTCATTTGTTTACATCTCGGGCATTTGATTTCAGCCTTACCTTCAATGTAACCTAACAATTTCCCACATTTTCTACATCTTAACTCAATCAATANCATCACCTTCTAGTTTGCTTTCAGCATCGTTCGGTTTATTATTTCCCGGTGTTGCCGTTGCCTTTGCGCTTAACCACTTTTTCAAGTACGGTAATGAGTCTAAATACACCTGTTCGGGATCACTATACAATCCACTATTCGCGATTGCTATTTGAGGATGTATTCCAGCTTCAAGTTGATTCTGCATACCCTGTGTCTTAACGAGTAAGTTATCAGTTCGGTTTCTCGTAAACTTAATATCAATCTCGCTTAACTTTAAATCTAATCCTGAATAATCTCTCGCTATCCTCAATGCCAACTTTAAGAATTGTTTCTCTGAACGCTTAAATATGAGTTCATTATCCCTCGCCCTCGACTCAGCAGCACTCCATCCATCCCTTAGTATGACCGCCTGACCCGTGTCACCCGTTGTACGGTTTGCCCCATTCCTATCAGGCATACCACAAATTATGAGTATCATTTGGTAAATGTCATCTTTGGTGACTTGTGTTTGTGTTTGATTGAGTTCTTGTGATACAATCGCCACATCTGCAGGATTGCCGGGTTCCCCCTTAATCTTAATTGCCCCTAACTCTTTCAAAGCCATAAAATCTTCTTCGTCAATATCACAATTTACAAATTTCATAAACGATTGAATAAACTGTTCTATCCCGTCCATTCTATTTGAAGCTACATTGTTTAGGGCGTCCAATAAGCCTAAAACAACTTCGAACGAACCCAATCTATTGTTGTTTGCAGGATACTCGATAATCGGTATATCTCCTAAGACATGGGGTTGTTCTTTAACAATCTCCCACCCTTCCAATTCGAGATAAGTGGTCGGAGTATAAACACTGTAAATATAATTACCTTCAATCGTTTTAATGAATTTCACACCCATTAAAGGCTTCTTACCAAAACCATTATTGTAAACCACGAATGTATATCGTGGATCTAGTACATCAATCTCAAAAGGACTCTCATCTATTTCTTCATTGAAATGAGTATCCGGCAATATCATTCGATACCCCGTTCCTGCGATATAGAACCATTCGGCTAATTCACTATCTTTCGCCGCCTTATCTTCGGCGAACATATATTCGTTCAATTGAGTGATTTTTTCAGATATTTCCTCACTCTCACCCCGTCTAACGTATTGGATGGGTTCACCAAACACATAACCTTTCTTGAAATCTACTATCTCGAGGGCGTGATTTTCGACGATTTTGTTGTTTATCTCAGGTCTAACCTGCTTGACACGTTGAAGAATAGGCTGGTTACCACGGTAATAACGGTAGAGGTAATCTATCTCACTACTGTTGATGAGATGAACGCTCATCGCCTTTTTCAAAACCTCTACTACGTTCTCTCTTGTTATTTCGCTCTCAGACGAATAAATAACTCTTCTACCGAAGAACTGTCTACTCTCTACAAACGTATTATTTATTACAGCTCTCGTTGTAATCACCCCTTTCAACTATTGGTATCTTGTATCGTTCGCAGTAACGTTTCTCAATCATACAACCTCTACTCATACTCTTACTTCCAAAAGTCCACATTTCGTCGCACATATCTAAGAGGGTTAAGCAATACTCCATCCCTTTGTCATAATCCACTGACTCGTACATGTAACCGAACGTATGAATCGGGGACACGAAACAAATATTAGGATAAACATCGACAAACAATTCAATGAGTCTTGCTACCTTGTCGGCGTTCTCTTTTTTACCTCCAAACTCATGACAGACGTATACAACTTTATTAATCAAGCCATTTCATCCTTTCCCCTAAATCGGCATCTATTGATTTCTTCGTTCCACATAGGTAGATTATTGGCGACTTCTTACTAACTAGATGGTATTCCCCAAAAATAAGACAAGCGTAACCCCTCTCCGGTGTCTAATGCACCCAAGCGATT